CTTATCCCATCTATCGCATCCTGTATTCCTGATACCCAAACAGCATCTCCACCGAAAAGACCAATAACGTCATTCAGAATCCCCGATATACCAGATGACAACTCGTTCACCTCCGAGGATAACTTCTTTAATTCTTCCGTTCTCGCGTTGGATACCTTGCCGGCTAATATCTCCTTGATAAGTTCGTTTACATTTTCTGTCGATAATCCAAGTTTATCCATTGTCCAGAGCAATTCCAACAACTTCATATCCGACTCACTGACACCACTCCCAAGCGCATCAAACATTCCCTGTAACGTGTCTATTTGCACAAACTCACTAATAGTATATCCAAGATCTTCAATTTTCCTTGTCGTGGAATCTGATATTTCTATCAAATTCGTCTCACCGATTGATTGCAACATTTTACGTGCCCTTGACAACTGCGCATATGTTTTATCCCCAACATCCCGTAATACGTCATTTAGCCCCTCCTGAAACAATCGCTCCTCTACATACGTTTTCGCCAAATCATTCAACTTATCCTGTGCCAACGTTTTCTCATTTTCTTGACGTGTCCTAAAAATCCTGTCAATATTATTGAGTTGCTCATCAAGCCACTTCTTATCTTTCGCGCGTTTATCAGCCATCACTTCCGCCTCAAGCTGCTTCCTTTCCTTTGCAAGCTCCTTGTTTGAGTTGCTTAAATCACGTGTTATTTTCTGTACATCAAGCGTTACGCCAGTTCCGAACAGGGAAGCATCATCCAGCCCCAACTTGCGGAGCTTCTCATCAAGCTCCAATGCGCTGGTTTGTGCGTCCTGCATGTACTTCTCAAAATCCTGAAAGAATTTTTTGGACTTATCACCAGCCGTTGATAAACCCTCTGGAATAGTATCCACTATATCGCGTATCTGCTCAATGCCCATACCTGATAGGTCAAGTCCTTCATCGCCCAACGCATCCCTAAGTGCGTTTTGCAACTGCTCCTTCATTTGGTAACCTATGTCGCCTGCCTCTACACCAGTGTATTTTATGGTCAGCATTTTCGACAGTTCTATGTCTCCCGTAATGCCGAGTATCTTTTCAAAAAAGTCATTTGCACGCTGCGTCTTTGCGATATTATTGGCTATTCTGCTTAGTTTTGCGTTCAGTTCACGCTCAACCCTGTCAATGTCGAACTTCACGAGCATATCCTCGATAAGTGTTCTTACTGCCGCATAATTCGGGTCACTCTTTATTCTGTCATAAACATTCTGCAAATACTCCCTGTATGCCCCCGCATCCGAAATGTCAAAATCCAATCCCGCAAATTTCAACTGGCTCTCCACCGTCTGTTTGGCACGTACCTCTGTCATGGTTTTCAGATATGCCTCATACGCATCACGGGCATCCTTTACCATATTGATTTCGTCACGGAGGATGTCTTGCTTGGTTTTTGCTTTTGTGAGGTCTTTATCTTCTATGAGATATAGTGCATTATAACGGGCAAGTGCTAACCTGGCCAACTCTTGTTCTGCCCGTGCCACATCAAGGTCACTCTTGTATGTGTCTCTTTCCTTTTGTGTTATATTCAGGTTGTTAATCTGTTTTGAAAGGTATTCTACGGACGTCCCGGCCTCTTTGTATTTTTTCGCTATATCCTCTAATAAATCAAGGTCTGAACCAAACTTTGAAATATCCTCTATTGAGTCGTATAATTTTATGGGAACACCAGGGGTTCTTTCTTGCAACGATTCAAGTTCGGAAACGTATTTTTTAAGACCGGCCAGGGACTCATCAACACCACCATCCTGCTTAAGTCCCAATGCTTCTTTGGTTTCTTTGATCTTTGCATTAACTTCGGCCAATTTATCTGATACTCTCTTTAAATCTTTTTGCATACCCCGCGCCCAAGATACAGCAAGCCACCCCTCCACTGTTCCTTGTTCCGTACGTATAGTCATGGTGTTTTCTATGGCCTTTTTTTGTGCCTCAAATATGGCCTTTTTCTCTTCTAATTTTTCAAGGTCAGATTGAAGTGTTATGCTTGCCAACTTCATCTCCGCCTCATACAACCTCTCAACTTTTCCAATTGTAATTTCTACTTCATCACCATATTCGCCCATAATCTTTGTTGCGCTGGGATATTTATTTGCGAGAGTTTCAACGGCACCGGCCATATCTTTCATTTGTTTCTCACTTTTTAACGCGACAACACTCAACTCTTTATATGTTTCTATCGCAGGACGCACCTTGTCATTCATTTCAACAAACTTGTTTGTCGATTCACCAAGCCTATCCATTGCGGTTTTTAGACTGTTTGCCTTTATAATAGCAATACCTGCTGCTACACCCATTGCTACAATACCAGCCACTATTGCCGCTATTGGATTCGCGGCCATTGCTGCCGTTAATTTCCAGAAAGATTTAGCGAGGAAGCCATTAGCAACCGTTAATTTGCTTTGCGCTATTGTATGTAACTTGGTTGCCGCGGTAGCTGCCTTTACTCCCATTGTCCCACGCAGCCTAACATATAAAAGTGTTTCTTCGGTGGCGATTGCTTTTATTTGTTCTGCCGTTAAGACTTTCGTAGATACTGTTAATATTTTCGTAACGGCGATATAGGATAAATACCCAGCAATAACAGATTGTAAAACTGTTGCAATCGTCTCCCAATTATCCGCCATTCCCCTAAGAAACAGCCCAAGCCCTTTCAGCACACCCATATTCTTCTGCCCCATTTCGTAGAACATCTTGTCATAGGCGTCTTTCAAGTTCATCCATACACCATACAATGTTTCTGCCTGTATCTTCTGCATATTGTAGAATATACCACCAGCGTCCGTCATGTCGTTGAATATCTCCTCTATCATGCGGAATGGTACAGCGCGGCGTGAGATAAGCTCAAATACTTCACCAGTTGATACCATAGTTCCACGAAGCTCCGTGAATTTATCCGCCAGTAATTTTACAAGTGGGATCCCAGCTTCCGTAAATTGCCTCAACTCCTGCCCACGAAGTACCGATGCGGCACGCACCTGTCCGTACGCCAACACCAGTCGGCTCATGTCGACACCAAGACCTGCCGATATGTCAGCCAGACGTTTCGTGGTTTCAAACAAGTTCTCTGTCTCCACACGATAGGCGGCCAACTGCTTGGTGTATGATATGATGTCTTTTATCCTGAATGGCGACTCAAGAGCCTGCACCAATATCTGTCCGAAAATCTTGTCTGCCGCAGCCTTATCTTGCAGTATGGCTGTCAATGCGACACGCTGCAACTCGAACTGCGCCGTTATATCACGTACGGCTGTGGCGAATCTTTGCAGTGCATAAATGGAAGCATACATCCCGATCTGTGAGGTGAGCTGCGTCATTAGACGGGACTGTGTCTTAAAGCCGGCGTTTACCTTATTTTGCGTATTCGCAAGTCGGAGTTTTGCTGCCTCTGCTCGATAAGTCGCTGATTCAAGATTTTTGGCGGATATGGCCGTCCTGTTCTGTTGCTGTGTCACCTTCTCGGAAGCCACGGCCGCTTTCCCTTGCGCACTTGCCAACCCTGCATAACCCTTTGCTGCCGCATCTACGGTAGCCTTTAAGATAGAAAGTTGCTTCTTTATCTCACCAACCTTGATGTTCTTGCCAGACGATGCATTAATCTTTTTGGTGATTTTTTCGATATGCCCCTGCATTTCGTCAAAAACCTTAACAACCTCTTTTCTACCCTTTTCAAGGTCAAACCCAACTGGGTAAACTAATTTATTATCTTCCATTATGCAATTATTAATAACGTGTTAAACACATATATCTATTCCCCCGCCGTTACAGCCGGGGTTGGTTTATTGTCAATATCGGCGGGCTTTTGTTTGCGTGGCACAAACCTTGCCCACATTTTAGCTACGGCCTCATCCGACATCGGCATCACATTCAACTGTGACGGGAATTTGTATTCCCCCCTCTTCCTCAATCCGCTCTTATCGGCAAGCATTATGGTTTGCTTGACGATGCTGTCTTCGTGTCGGTATTTTCTTTCGGTATACCTTGAGACTTGCCCGTAGAGCGCGATGATGATGTCGTTTTCTGCTCCGAGCTTTGTTTTGCTGCGATACTCGAAATAGTCTCCTTTGCCATCATCATCTCCGGCATCGCAGCTTGCAGAAGGAATGTCAAATTCGACAAATAAAAATCCAAGTCCATACCATAACTAAATATCTTACTCAGGGCTTCTTTATATTGTTCCTGCGTGTAATCCCTGTTTATCCTACGCCATGTCCACCAATGGAACAGCCGTATTTTCCACGGATATTTCAATATGGCATATGACAATACTCGTGGTACAACGGTGCGGTTGTTTATCAACGCGTCCATATTTATCTCCATATTGGAGCCTTCCTTTACTAATATCTGCGATTTCCACATAAGTTCGGTAATCTTTGTGGAAGTCCAGTTGCCCAGTCTGTGTACTTTATAAGTTCTTTTTCCGAGCGTTATGCTCATTTTTTTGTTTTCGGCAATCTCCCTCAACTTGAGTTGTGCCGCTAATGATGCGCCTTTTTCGTTCGGTGCTTTCTTTGTTGATTCCATAATGTAACAACTATGTTATATAATTAATAAATAAAAAAGGGGCGGGGCAATACATACCCTACCCCCTTTTAATTTGGTACTAAGTAAATCCTACGTAGTGATATCGCCAAGTTCAAGCAGTCCGCGAACCAACATGACGGGTTTCAGATAGGTCATTGAGGATGGGAGTTCTTGGGCGTTGATGTTCAGACGTACATGCAATGCGCGGTCGTTGTTTACGATAGCTGCGGCAATAAGGGCTTTGGGGAACAGTAGAATCTGATTATCCAGATCGTTCACCAATGCGAAAGGACGCTCAATAACGGGAAGTTGGTCTCCCCATCCAATGGCGGAAACGGTGCTAGACGCTGCACTGGCAATCCATGTGGGGTCGCCCACGTCTGCGTTTTTGATTTCGGTACCTTTCAGGAATGTCGTTATGATTGTGTCTGCTGTGGACATAATATCCAGTGTCAAACTGGAAGATCCGCCGGATGCGAAAGTGTAAACACTGTTCCCATCCTCATTGCGGTGTGGTGTCATAGTGGGAGCTTCTCCTGTCCACGAAGTCGATCCTTGGAAAATAGAGCCAATCCATTTAGGGGCGCTCAAATCTCCGAGGTCAGTCTCATTGCCAACGAGAGCATTGAATATGATCCCGGTGGAATAGCCTTTGAAAAAGCTCGCACTGTCATCTAATTGTGTAATAGCTAAAGACATAATATAAAAATTTAAAAATGTTAATTAATAGTTACTTGTATGTTTAGTGCTTTTGTGGAATAGCCTGAATACAGGTTTCTTCCACTATACACTAAGTTTCTAAGGTCTGGTCTAAATGTATAGGTGATGCCTTCGTAGGTGTATTCCGCTGGGAATAGCTCGGAAAATTTGCTCATAACAATCTTCTCCTTTACAAAATTCACTGTCCCGTTTGTCAGCAGTTTCACATATGCTCCTACCATAAGTGTGCATTGCAATATGCTGCCATCTTCCGACTGTGAGTTTATGTTCCCATTTAATGATATGGTAATGAACTCGCTAAGCACTCCCGATGTCGGTATCCCGGCATGATAAATGCCTGTGATGTCGTTGTCCTCCAAAAAGGACTTAAACGCTAATTCCGGTATTACTTCGCTTATATTCATCATTAAATAGATTCAATATGTTTATGCGCCTCCTCTTGGAACACCTTCCGAGTATAAGGTACTATGCCATTACTCCACCACCCTTTTCCTATCTTGTTGCTTCCGCCATCTCCAAGTGATAGTTCAACCCACTCGGCATATGGAACAGCTGCAAAAAGTACAAGAGAATATTCTGCGAACCCAGCACCCTCCTTGCTGCCAATAGCTGCCTGTAATAGTTCGAAGCCGTTTATCGCAACCACGGTACCCTTGGCTATCCATAGGTTCTTATCTTCCGTTGCCCTTCTGCCCTTGTCTTGATAGAATCTCCATAGCACGCCATGTTTATATTTCCCGAACCCTATACTGTCATATAGGTTAAAGGTACGGGATTTCCATTCACGCTCATACCCATCAAGCCAAGTATACACCCTATCGATGACGCGGTTGAAAACACGGTCGATCTCGTTTTCCACTACCGTATCAATGTACATTGTCAGCCCCTTTTCAAAAAGCCGCCTGTTACGGGTGTTGTATTGACTTAGGTTTGTTGCTATCATTCTTCCATCGTATCAATTACAGAGTCAAGCCATATCGTTGCACCAGCCAACTCATCATCATACGCCACAACATCGTACTGCTCCACAGTGCCCCTCAATTCACGACCATAGTCCATGGTTATGAGTATCGTGTCATTCTGCTTCAGCAATATGTCAGTTGCGGGTATCATGAGAGCCGGATAAGATTGCAATATCCCGCCTTGAAGAGACGTTGCTCCACCAGACGGGAACTGCAACCCGCATTCACCTTCATACAATAAGTCAAAGACCTCATCTCCGTGAGCATCAACATTCCCCGTTGCGCGTTTCAAAACGCAGTTATCTGGATAAAAGTCTAACTCACTCATAGTTTTTATTCGTTATATGATGCTCCCCATAAAAAGGACGCATCCCTTATTTTACCTGCATCGGATGGGGTTACAGCAACTCCCCACTTCTTCTTAAGCGCATTGGCACGTGCTGTCCAATTTGCCCTGTCAATGGATGTCGCCTGTATCGCAGCGTAGGTTATAGCCCTGTTGCCAATCTGCTTCTTTCCGCCTGAGATGCTTGATACAAGCCCACAAGCAAATTCCCACATCATGGCTTCTGCTAAATCCCGCTTCTTCTCCCATCCTTCCTTGTTTTGAAACGCATCAGAACCTTCCGGTATGCCGTTTAACCCCATAGCCTTTTTTATAAAGTCCGCAGGGAATGTGAAATTAGGTAATACCTGAAGGTACTGTTCTATTGTCATCGTTGCCATACCGGTTAGTTTTAATTGTTATTCGGAAGTAGAGTTGGTGTCAAGGGATACGACCCACTTGGGATTTTTGTAGCTGATAAACGACCATGACTCCATGTTGGTTATTACAGAGAAAGGATCGGACTCATACAGCTGTATGGCACCGATAAGCCCACCCTCAAAGGCGGATTTAATGGTGTTCGGGTTGCTGTCCTGCGAGTAGTCAGACGGGCTGTTGTGCATATTGAAGAGCTGCGAAACGGGAACAAGCACGATCTTTTTGTCGTTGAAGGAAGCGTTGTCTACGGTAGGCACACCGTCGATTTCAATCCTGGACTTCTCGTCAATGGGTACGATAGGCGGCAGGTCAAAAGCCACGGACAACTGCTGCCTGATATACCTGTCATTTAATTGCAGGTCATCACTTGACAAGATCATGTATGCCTTGATTGCGGCTATAACACCAGCATCGGCGATGATTTTGTCATACAGTGTTTTGGAGCACAGGTATACCCTATTGGAAGGCATACCGACACTGTCATCATCGGCCAGGGCGTTCATGCGCTTCAGGTCTTTGATGATGTCATATTCTCCGTCTCCGAACCATGCAGCCGTGGATGCCACGAGTTTGTTGGCTTCTGGAGTGCGAAGGTCTACGGTGAAGCCCCTTTCATGTCCTTGCGGTTTTAGAGTGATTTGCTGATCGGAGAGAGCTTCGAATACCCATGAGTTCCATGCAGTATGGAAGCCACCAACGATGGCTTCAGCACGTCCCATGTATTTCTTGACCATCTCATATCCAAGATCGTAGTTTACGAGATTCAACTCCTTGATGTGGTTCAGGTCAGACTGATCCAGTTTGAACCCGTGACCTATTTTATGTATGGAGTCTCCGTAAGCCTCTCCACCTTCAAAGGAACGCAGGGGCTTTTTACCCATTGATCCGAGCGGTGATGCTTTTACGATAACGTTGGTTTCTTCTACGATAGCCGAAAATCTATGGCTATTTGATGCGGGAAGTACAGTTGTGAATTGTTTCCACAGTGCCTGGTTGTATTTGTTGTTTACAGTGTCCAGCAGCATCTTGAAATCGCCCACATTCGAGGCGAGATCGTATAAATTATAATTTTGATAATCTCTATTCATAACTTATTCTCCTTATTCTTTAGACACTGAATAACGTACATATACATCCTTGCTGCGCATATAGTCGCGTATGGAATCTGCAATAGGCGGTATTCTGTTTACAAGCAGTACACCATCATGTTGGCAGAACAGTCCGTCAACACCATACATATGTATGGCATTGTCGTGTTTTGACACATCATAGAAAGTGAATCCATTGGGAAGTACCGTTGCGTAATAGTTACCAGAACTTTCCCCAACTTCGGACATTTCAATAAACACGGTGCCAGCAGCAAGTGTAGCAGTAGTCCCACCAGAGTTCGGGTTGGATACCGTCACGACGTCATAAAGGGCGCTGGTTGTCCTGTCAATAGTACCCACGGTATATACATCAGTTGTTGGTTCTGACAGGCCTGCCAGAGTTGATGGGGCTACTCCGAGAATCATCCCAGCCTGTATGCGACTCCCCTCAGGCCCTTTCTTAATCTTTGCTTCAAAAGTGGCATCTGTCCCGGTGGCTTTCGCTTCGTAAAGTTCAAATGCGTAATGTATGGCTATTGTACGGGCTGCGTCGTCGATGAGTATCGGAGTTCCAGCAGGAATACATCCGACATCACCATCAGGCAGTTTCGTTAAATCCACAAAATACTGACCACTTGTAACTCCACTAGCAGATCCGGTAAACACATTGCGAGCGCCGCCATATGTTTTTGACCACTTGATCATTTGTAAAGTTTGGCTCATTTTAATATTGTTTAATTAATAATGATACGCGGAGTCGCACCGCAGCATGAGACCTTCCCATACTCTATTTTTTTGCCTCCCCGGATATGCCAAGGAAATCGCTAAGCCCCTTGCTTTTTTCAGCAGCGGCCTTTCGTTCCATTTGTACCTTGTCGATATACCCCTTAAGAGGCGATGTTCCCTCTCCCTCTCCGCCACTTCCGTCTGCCGGTGCATATGTTTGACCTTTTGCCGATAATGTCTTGTTGAATCTGGATTTCGCCTCTGCGAAAATCTCATCGGCAGATGCGTTCTCACCCAGTTTCAGCGTTGCCACTTCCATGGCGAGGTCAAAGTCAGCCCTCCAATCTTTCGTTAATTTCAGTGATTCTGTAAGTTCCGAAAGTTGTTTCTCCCTCATTTGTCTTTCCCTGTCCTTTTTGATTCCATTCAATTCCTCGATGACGGGGTTTAGCCTGGCGTCAAAAATTTCCTGAAAAATGTTTCTTAGGGATTCGCTGTCAACCTTGCCTGCTTCATGTTTTGGTTCAGGCGTTGGCGTTGACTCACTCGTTGACGGCTTCGGAGTTGCGGGTGGTTCAGGTTTGTAGTTCTTTACGAAATCGGATTGCTCCTTGATTATGTTGTTGTTCAGCGCCTTAATGGAAGGCATTACTTTTTCAACAAAATCGCCAAGCTCGGTTTCGTCTGTTACTACGCCTTCGATGTCCAATAGTGACTCTATTGTATCGGAGATTGTCATATCGGAAACCTTTTGGGATGTCTTCCCTGATTTACCGATAAATTTGGCCTTGATGCTTTCAAGTGCCTGTTCTTTTGTGAATTTCATAGTGTTTCTACAATTCGTTAATAAATAATTTAATATACAAAAAAGGTCTATACCCGACATTATGCCGCATATAGACCTAATAAGTCTTTTTATTGCTCCTGTGTGGGGCTTATATATATAGGTATAAATTACTCAACTTTCGCGACGGGATCATCATCCTTATGCTCCACGTGAAAAAACGTGGTGTGCTTACAATCCCTGCAACGTAACGAGTAGTCTACCGTACCGTTCAATTTCAACAATCTGAATGGCATCGACTTCCCACAATAGGCACATTTGCCGTATTGCGACTTGTCCTTTTCGTCATTCCCCATTGTCGTCATATAAACATTTTCAACAAAAGTAACATTATTGTTATAATTTTACTACCTTTGTATCGTTAAATATATGCACAAAATATGCTTGTCTTAAAGAATAGAGAAATTCCGATCCCTGAACCATACCCGAAAGTGCAACGTAAACTGGCAACAGTTGAAGACGAGGGCTGGACTAAATTCGATGATTTCAAAATACGCAAGGACGTAGACCTCTGTCCGCAACTTGGCTTGCAGGAAAATGTTATAGCCAGTGAGTGCAATCTTATATTCCTTGCGGGTGAAGCTACTATGGGGAAAGGGGCTGATTATAAGTCACTTATCTCTACGCCTAATGGCTGGGTTACGATGGGCAGCCTTGGGGTAGGGAGCGAAATATCTGACACTGAAAGCGGAGTTCAAACAGTGGAGCAAATTTACGAACTTGGAGAGACTGACCTATTTCTCGTAAAAATGCATGATGGATCTTCTTGTAGATGTACAAGAGAGCATCTATGGAAATATAAAATCACAAAACAGCACCA